GTGTCTACATTTATTCTATCTGCGTCTATTAAGCCAGTCGTTATTTTGGTAGCACTAATATTCCCTATCTTTACATCTCCAATACCGCCATCTTTTATAATAAGATTGCCATTTACATCTGTATCTAAGGTTATGCCATCAAGTTTTATTTTATCTGCCGAAAGGGTTCCTGTAACCACGCTTTCTAGTTGAGCAAATGTTCCTGTTAGCTTGTCAACCGAAAGGTTTCCAATTTTTGCATTTGTTATAGATCCATCTTTAATTCTTGCTGAGTTAATATAGACAATTCCAGAGTCAACTATAAATGGAACAACTGCTCCAGTTCCTGTAGATGGAACAATAGAGAATCGATCCGCTTGGAATATAACATCACTACTCTGTTGCCCTGTTGGTGTTGTAGATGACTGAATTACAAATCCTGCGATATGACCATTTGAATTAACCTGCATCACATAAGATGCCTCGGTTTGACCTAATGTATTTGTAGTTGTTTCTGCTAACTGCAAGACCCCTGCGTTTGTTCCAATCACACATCCGTCTGTAACTGTAGATGATGTTGCACTTGATGTTGCATTATCTCCGACAACCTCTACACGAAGGGTGGTCGAACTAATCCTAGCCACTACCTTAAAGGTTCTGTTAATTTTTTCTATTGCCAATCCACCAGTGGAACTAAAGCCTTTAATAGAAATAAATACACCATTGGTAACATCTGCTGCAGAAATATTATGAGCCACAGCCGCACCAGAAGCTCTGGTATGTATATCTAAATTCTTCGTACCACTAAATGTTTGTATATATGCATCAAAAGTAACACCAATACTTGATTGTATTGCGTTAATAGAAAGACTGTTAGCCGTTGTCAGTCCATCTCTTAATGGAACCCAAGAGCTGCCACTCCATCTTTTTATTTGGTTATCATTACCCGTGTCTATCCATAAATCCCCAACAGAATTTGCTGTAGGTGTTCCGCTTTGGGCAAAGGTTTGAACTGTGCTTGGAGATACAGCAACCCAGTTGCTTCCAGTCCATCTGTATAATTTATTGTTTTGACTGGTATTAATCCATAAGTCTCCAACGGCAGACGCTGTTGGTGCTGATGAGTTAACAAATGTTTGATTTTTTGTATCAACATTGGTTTGTAAGGTGCTTATTGCAGATGCGTTTGCGGCAACACCAGTGGTTCCATTGTTAACCGTTGAAGCTAAAGCGTCTATCCTAGACGAGCCTGCTGATCCCGCTCCGTATACCTCTGTCTCTAGAGTTGAAACGGCGGTTGCAGTTGCACTAACCCCTGTAGAGCCATCATTAACAGTATTCTCTAAAGCAGTTATTGCTTGAGAGTTTGCTGTAATTTCACTATCTCTTATAGATTCCCAGGATGATCCAGTCCACCTATACATCTTATTATCATCTGTATCTATCCACAAATCTCCTGTTGTAAGAGTTCCTGTGGGTGGTGTTGATTGTTTAAAGTTAATCGGTATTGCAGTAACTGTGTTTGTTAATGAGCTTAATGCACTTGCAGTAGCTGCAACTCCTGTACCTGCATTGTTAACAGTACTTTCTAATGCGGTAATACTCGCTGAGTTTGCAGATACAGTTCCATCTATAGTACTGACATCAGACTGTAGAAGCGTTATAGCACTTGCATTTCCTGCTATTCTCGTGTCATCTACTGCAACCCAATTAGACCCATCGTACCTGTATTGCTTTTTATTATCATCTGTATCAAACCAAAGATCGCCAATGTTTTGACCTGTTGGTTGTGAGTTCTGTGCAAATACTGATATACCAGACTGATCGTTAACAGCAACCCAATTAGCACTGCCCGTAGCTGAAGCTCTGTAAAGTTTATTTTTATTATCAGTCTCTATCCAAAGGTCACCTATAGCAGTTGCGGTAGGTGGGTCGTTCTGAACAAAGGTTCTAACTTTTGTGGTAATAGTATTTTGTAGCCCAGTAACATCACTAGATAAACTTGTTATATCTCCCTCGTTATCTGTTATAGATGTTTGAAGACCGCTTATGGCTGATGCAATTGTTGAGGATGAACTATATCCAGTTAATGTATTTTCTAACTCTGTTATATCTGATGAATGGGTTGTTATCGTTCCTTCTGCCGCAGTAACCCTTGTAGTTAACCCACTAATCGCAGAAGCATTAGCTGCCAATCCCGTAGTTCCATTTGTTATAGCTGAATTTAAGCTTGTTATATTTACACTTGTTGATATATCAATCCTGTCGCTAACTCCAGCAACAAGTAATAGATCGCTTGCATTCTGAGATATAGAATTTCCATTGGCTGTTATTTGTGTTTGTAAGGTAGTATCTGATGAGCTGGTAGAACCAGATGTGCTTGCTGCCCAAGTGCTTCCAGTATATACAAATATCTCATTCACATTGGGGCTTGAGTCTGTGTCTATCCAAAGATCTCCTGCCTGCAATGATGTTGAGTCTGGTCTTAATGTTGGTGCTGAGTCTGATCTTATAACCCTTGTAGAGGCTGTTGCTAAAGCATTTACACTTGTCTGTGCTGTTGTAGCCAAGGTGTTAATTGTCTCAAAGGTGCTTTGTAATGTTCTCTGAGTTCCGCTTAGGGTTATGCTCATGTCAGTATTTAATGTTGTAAATCCAGGGAGATTTTTTATTTCCTCCGAAAGATCCGCCATGACCGCACCGATATCTACTTCTGTTTGTGCTAATATTCCGCTATCACTATTAAATGCTCCAAAAACATTATTTTGATTAACATGGCGTACCCAATAGTATTTGGTTGCAGCGTTGCCAACCTGATGTGAAAAAACTGAAGCTGTTGTTTGTGCCAGAAACACCCTGTCTGCAAAGGTGTCTGTGTTTGCCACCCATATCTCTGTATGAGAATGACCAGAATAACTTGGATAATCCCAAGCAACTAATATGTTTTGAAATGCCCCATTTGCAGAAACTCCTGTTGGCACAGATGGTGTGTCTACACCTTCCTTGTCATCGTTTCTTCCAAATCCACTACCACCATTGCTAATGCTAAATCTTTTTCTAGCAATACCACTGTCAATTAAATCTTGAAAGGTAACAGCCTTATCTAGGACATTTCCTTTTTCGCCTTTTAATTGTTGTAGTGAATCTTGAACTGACTGTGCAAATCTTTTAGCCTCAATGCTAAAATCTTTAGGTATAGGAAAACTTCCCCTTGCGGTAACATTAAGCCTTTTTGTTTTTAGGATATCCTCTGCCACTAGGTTATCTCTTGTGGACTTTCGTAAACACAAACTTCGTTTACTACATCTATTCCCTCCAGTTGAATCTCAAAAGCCTTAGCCCTGTATCCTCCTGGTAATCTAAATATCTCTGAATTAGTTACTGTTTGGGTGTGCTTTAAAGAACCATCTGCGAATAGCTTAAATGTAAGTGAGCTATATGAATCAGCACTAACCTTTGCCACCCCTGGAGATATAGGTCTATTAGTATAAAACTCTTTTGATTTCCAAGTGTAGGTTCTATTAGAAGTTCCTCTTGCAAATTTCTTTAATACTCCCCCTATAACTAAGTAAAGCTCATCGTTCTCCCTGTCATTGAACCCAGCGGTAGCATAAAAGTCTAATTTAACAAATGCATTCTTTTGTCCTCTAGGGTCAAATAAAAATCCTTGTTTGCTTGAGGCGTTAGTTCCATCCCAAGTAAATGCTATGTACTTTCCTTCGTATTCGTAAGCTTCAATATTGTTTGGATAGTATGACTGCCATTGATCTCTGGTAAGTATTTGTTCTGTAATTAAATTAATACCAGAGTTGGATGCCAACACAAGTCCGTCTGGTGATGCATATATAGCGTACTCACCCATATCAACCAAAGATCTTTTGTTGGTACATGGTAAATTAGCGTCTATTTCAACCATAGCCATTGCACTGGGGTCTGTTCCCGAAGCCATCAATGGCTTTCCTTTAGTTACTATTAATAGACCAGATGCTATGGATGCTATACCTACAATGTCATCCTTAGATGTTAATTGGTTTCTAATAGGGAATGAGTGTGGTAAATAGGCTTCACTAAACAGCAATGTATTTCCTGAGAATCCTGCTGTTATGCCATTAGGCATTGATGTTATGCCTAGCATAGGTCCGTCTGGGTGGTCTGCTGTTACATCGTCTGGTGGGGCTAAGTTGTCTGTTGATTCTATTTCTTCCCCGAGAAGAGCATCTTTGACTGCTTCGGTTGTTGTTCCTGATGCGGTTCCAGAAACATCTTTAACAAATCTAAATACACCATTAAGGTCAGTTCTATATATTCTTCTTTTGGCTATTGTATAGTTTCCTGACGAGGCTGCTGGTAAACTTAAGGTTACTGTTGAGCCATTAGATGCGTCTATTATCTCACTAGATGTTACTAGGGATGCTGGACCCTCTTCCCCAAAGGTTGTTATTTCTGTATAAATATAAGCTCTTGAGCTTGTTGTTGCCCCGTCTTCTGCGGTTGAATCATCTACACTTGGGTTAGAGGTAAATGATGCTGGGGTTGGCAAGCCTAATCTGTAACTTGTGGCTGGGAAAGGACCCGATCCAGTTATTCCTACTGATGTTGATGTGTATTTAGGAAATGTTCCAGAGCCAGTAAAATAAAATCTACCATGGCTGTCTTCTTTAATTGGGCTTTTAATAATATCAACATCCTGAGTAAAGGTGAACCAAGCGGATGAAGATGCTTTAAATATAGTTTTAGTTGTACCGTCTATGTTTACTGCTGGGTGGGTACTGCCTGCTTCAGATGGATCATTTACATCTGTTTTAATTCCTTCTATTCTTCCTGAATCTAAGAACACATTCTCTGCATTCTGAGCCATATCTTCGGGCAACAATCTTGGAGAGACTTTTTCATTAAGCCCGCTAAAAGTTGTTAATTTGAATCCAGCCACTTTTAATCCTTTTCTTTATCTGGTGAATGTGACGCACCAAAATAAAAAGATATCACAGCACTAGCTAATCCTCCTAAATATCCTAGAACTAAATTTATTAAAGCTTCTGAGTTTTGCTCTGGGGGTTGCAAGGTAACTAAGAATATATATCCCATAAAGCCACCTACGACTACTACTCCTATAATTCTTGCAGTCCAGTCTTTACTAAATTTACCACGAGCATCTTGTTTATCTGCTGTTTCTAAAGAAAATATATCAACATCTAACTCTTTCATTTGAACCTCAAACTCTTGCTCTGCTTTCTTGAGTTCTAACATTTGTTCTGGGGTAGCATTTTTTATTGCATTATTGATAGACTTTGGATCTGTGTCGCACCCAAGAACCTTTGCCACTACAGATGCTGCTTGTCCTCCTAATGGTCCTGCTAAGGCTGATCCCAGTGTTGGGGCTACAGCACCTACTAAATTTTTAATTAATTTAAATTTCATTAATTCTATCCTCTATAATTTTTTTATAGTATAAATTTTTAAAGGCTTTTCTTTGCCTTTAACTTTAATTGGTTCTAATAATTTTAACTCAAAACTGCACTTTTTGGCAGTGTCTTCTCCTATCAATATATCAAAACCTGCCTCTTTAGTTGCGGATTCAAGTCTTGCCGCGGTGTTAACGCAATCCCCAATAGCCGTATAATCAAACCTAGTTGAACTACCCATGTTGCCTATAACAGCAAACCCTGTAGCAACGCCCACACCTATTTCAAGATCCAGTCCAGATAGCCGCACTTTGTCTTGTATCTCCTTGGCACATAGGACAGCAGCTTCTTCATGACCTTCTAAGTCCAAAGGTGCATTAAAGATTGCCATCATTGCATCACCAATATATTTATCTACCATTCCATCATAAAACTTTACAGTATCTGACTGTATGGTAAGAACCTTATTCATTATCTCGGTTACCTCTTCTGGCTCTAGCTTTTCTGACAAAGACGTGAATCCTCTTACGTCCGTAAAGAGAAATGTTGCGTATCTTTTTTCTCCTCCTAGTTTTAATAGCTCTGGATTATCCTGTAGTTGTCTTACCTGTCTTGGATCAAGGTAATGTTCAAATTGTTTTTTGACCTGTTGACGGAGTTTAAACTGTTTTCTAAAGTTTAAATAGAAGGCAATAACGGAAATTAAGATCTGTGAGATAAAAGTCCAAGAAAAATCTATTAAATAACCCTTCTGAATGCTATAAGCTCCTAAGAAGCCCGTGGTTAATAGCAATACTACAGCTATACTTATGCCCTTGGTTATACCAAGATAGTTTATTACAAGCCATGTCAGAGAGACAAAAATTAGAAAAATCAAAATTTCCAACGCCAAAGCATAGTCTGGGATCATCGGAGAGTTTTCAATAAGAATTGATTCAGATAATGCTGCTTGAATTTTGTGTGGCTCTAATAATCCAACTGGAGTTGCAACCTGTGGCATGATCCCTGGAGCAGTAATGCCAACAAAAACAAACTTACCCTCAACATTCATTTCTTGTAAATCGGTTTGTGGTGTATCTACCCAACTAATCCATTTACGACCAAGGCTATCTGTTTTAATTGGTGGCAATCCTCTAACGGCTATTTCCTCTATACCATTATCATTTGTTTTTATAATGTAGGTTTTTGCACCAACCAAACTTTTCAGAACCTCAGTGCCAAACGAGCTAACATAACCGTCTGGTGTTTTTAAAAGTAATGGCATTCTTCTGACTAGGTTGTCTATGTCAGTAGGTGCAGTTGCAATACCCTGTTGTATATAATTTCTAAGGTTGTTAGTATTTTGAACTACACCTTTGGATAACATACCACTAACATCTGGTCCTTGTATCACTGTTCCAATTGTTTTTGGGTATATTTGATTTGGGGCTTCAAACAT